TAAATGTAGGGGGTAATATTTATCTTTCAGGTAATATGAGTCATATATATGTTCCTTCATCTTTGGTTGATGATTATAAAGTAGCATATTATTGGTCAACCTTTGCTAGAATAATAACTGCAATTCCAGAGGAATAAATAACACATAACAAATTCTTGAACCCCAGGAGTACATCCTGGGGTTTGTTATTATTTACATAAATAACATATACAAAAAGAAGTAAAGTTATGAAGAAATTATCTATTTTAGTCCCTCATTATAATGAGGATGAGTCAGTGATTAAACCACTGCTTGATTCAATTGCTTTCCAGCAGAACATAGATTTCAATGACATTGAGGTAGTCATCTGCGATGACGGTGACGATGCATATCAACTGTCACAGGAGTTCCTGGATTCTTATCATTATGACATACAGTACCACAGGGAACCAAAGGGTGGTGTGTCACAGATGAGGAACCAGGCTTTTAAGTATTCAACTGGTGAGTATGTTGCCTGGTGTGACTGTGATGACCAGTACTACCACTGTCTGGCCTTCTGGTTCATTATGAAGGAGACCACTACACCTATGGATGTACCCATCAATGGTGTACCTACCAAGGTGAATGGTTTTGATGCATTCTATTCTGTCTTTCTGGAGGAAGGAAGGAATCCAGAAAATGGGGAGGCATTTTTCTTTGACAGGAAGGATGGATTCCAGTTTGTCCATGGTAAGGTCTTCAAGAGGGAGTTCCTTGAAAGGAATGATATTCACTTCTTCCCTGAATGTACCATCCATGAGGACAATGTGCTGAACCTCCAGGTCCAGGCTTGTACCCAGAACATCAAGTGGTGTCCAACACCTTTCTACCTCTGGAAGTGGAGGGATAACTCTATCTGTAGGAAGGATCCACTTTACATCAAGAAGACCTACACTGACCTTATCAAGTCATCTGACTGTTCCATTCAGTGGTTGGTGAACAAGTCCAAGTTTGACAAGGCAAGGGAGTGTATTGTATCCATCACCTATGATGCATATTACACCTTCTGTCACCCATCCTGGAAGACCATAGAGACCCAGGAGTACAGGGACAGGACAGAGAAGTACTTTGCTGATTACTTCTGTAAGTGGGAGTATCTGTGGAATGAAGCACCACAGCAGTTGAAGATGAACATCAGTAATGGTATCAGACAGAGGAATGTACTTCAGGGAATGGAGATGGAGACAGAGACCCTGGATCAGTTCCTGACAAGAATTAAGGAACTCCATAAATAATGTGATACAAAATCACATTTTAAAATGGGTAAAAATAAACACAAGATACCTATATTCTTGTTCTTGTTTTTATGTGGTATTGGATTCGGTGTGTGGGCTATGCTCACCCCTCCGGGTGGAGTGATTGATCCATCAGTACTTATTCTTATAGCCCAGATTTTTGTTCTGGCAGCATCAGTTTATGGATTTGAGGTACACTTTGACTTGAAGGAAGGTCAGTTCCATGCAGGTCATAGTATAAGTCAGAACACTAAAACTGAAGAACCATAAATACTTAAAAGTAATAATTCATTATGAACAATATTGAGGTTAGAAATTTCAGCATTGAGTTCAGAAGTGAGCCTGAAAGCAGACACATTGAGGGTTATGGTTCTGTGTTCAACAAGAGGTCAGTTGACCTTGGTGGATTCACAGAAATCATAGCAGAAGGTGCATTTGATGGTGTCATTGAGAATTCAGATGTTAAAGCTCTTCTCGATCATAATCCTTCAAGGGGTATCCTTGCAAGAAGTAGAAATGGTGAAGGTAGTCTTTCACTTTCTATTGATGAGACAGGATTGAAGTATTCTTTTGATGCTCCTCACACTGCTCTTGGTGATGAGGTTATTGAAGGTCTCAACAGAGGTGATTATTCACAGTCTTCATTTGCATTCACAGTTGCAGAAGAGACCTGGACAAAGGAAGAAGGTGGTTCATATTTGAGGACTATCACCAAGATAGGAGGTCTTTATGATGTTTCTATTGTAGCAGATCCTGCTTATCCTGACACATCAGTTGCTGTAAGGTCACTTGATGCATTCAAGGAGACTGAACAGAGAGAGGAAGTCCAGGAACAGGTGGAAGAGGTCCAGGAGGAAACCAAGGAAGAACCACAGGTAGAAGAGAAGGTGGAGGAGACACCTGTAGAAGAAACTCCAGTAGAAGAAAATAAACCAGAGGAACAGGAGACTGAGCCAAAGGAAAATAGAAACAATATAAACAATACAAAAAATATTCATATGAGTAATTTTTCATTAATCAAAGCTATCAATGATGTTGTTAACAATAGGAACATCAACGAGGATGCACTCAATGTTATTGAAATGGGTGCTACAGAGATGAGAAAGTCAGGTCTCTCATACTCTGGTCAGATTCAGCTCCCTGTAGAGGAAAGGGCTGCTGATACAGATAATGCAATTGTTGCTACAGTTGCAGAGCAGGGTAAGGAAATTGTCCCTACCGATAAGCTCAACATTCTTGGACCACTCAGAGGTAAGTCAATCCTTGCTGAAGCAGGTTGCACATTCCTCACAGGTCTTGTAGGTAACATTTCTATCCCTACCTATTCAGGTTCAACTTGTGGTTGGAAGGGTGAAATGAGTGCTGCTGACAATGGTATGGGTGACTTTGACACTGTTGAACTTTCACCTAAGAGACTCACTGCTTACATTGACATTTCCAAGCAGTTCCTTGTACAGGATTCAGTAGGTGCTGAAGAACTTTTGAGAAGTGACATTGTCAATGCACTTGTTGCAAAACTTGAGCAGACCATCTTTGGTGATGCTGCTGGTGATGCTAACAAACCTGAAGGTATCTTCAATGGTGCTACAACTGCTGCTCCTTCTTGGGCAGGTGTATGTGCTGCTGAAGCAGACCTCACAGATTATCTTGGTGACAAGAGGTTTGTTATGAGTCCTACTGCAAAGTCAGCTTTCAAGCAGACCACTATTTCTGGTGAAAAGAGTGACCTCAGACTTCTTATGGATGGTAATGAAGTTGATGGTTATCCAGTATCTGCTTCTTCAAATGTTGTTGCTGGTGGTTATGCATTTGGTGACTTCAAGGAGCTTGTAGTTGCACAGTGGGGTGCAATTGATATTGTGGTTGACCCTTATACACTTGCTACAAAGAATGCTATCAGACTTGTTATCAATGCATTCTTCGATGCAAAGGTAAGGAGAGATGGAGCAATTAAGGCTTACAAGATTGCTTAATCCATAACTTTCTTCTTTTTTCCAGCTGGGTGGGTGTAGTCACCCATCCAGCTTTTCTATATAATAAAAAGTAAACAGAATGTATCTTGATTTAGCACAGGTGAAGCAGCACCTTTACATAGATCACAATGATGATGACCAGTACCTTGCTGACCTTATAACAGTAGCAGAGGATGCTGTTAAGAGAGACCTTAACCTACACAGTCTTTGTGAGATTGAGGACAGTACAGGTATGCTTCCTGCTTCTGTCATACAGGCAATGTTGTTATTGATTGGTACATTGTATGCCAACAGGGAGTCAATCTCATTTGGTAATCCAACCAAGGTACCACACTCATATGAGTACCTTATTGCACTTTGCAGAAACTATATAAACAAAGCATAAGAAGATGCAGGCAGGAAGACTCACAGAGAGAATAAAGTTCTATAAACTTGTCAAGGTGAAGACTGAAACCGGAAGTGAGTACAATACTTATGTTCTGGATCATGACTGTAGGGCAAGGATGAGTTATGAAGGTGGTGACAGGGAGAATGAGAATGGTGACATCTTCTACTCCCATAGGGTTGTCTTTGAAATAAGACAGGGTTATGACTTTGATGAACTCTACAGGATTGAATGGGATAACAACCAGTACAGGATTCTGTGCATTGAGAAGGACAGACATAACCAGAGTATAAGGATTAAAACAGAGAAGGTGAATGACTAATGGCAGATGTAGGTATCAAAGTAAATGACAAGGACATAATCAAGGCTCTTTCTAACCTTTCTTTCAAGCAGATGAACAAAGCATACAGGAATGGTATGAAGAAGTCCCTGGATCCTATACTTAAACAGACCAAGGTCAACTTGAGAAATTCTGGTATTAAGAATGTGAATAAACCTTACATAGGCAAGAATGGTAAGAGATACATTTCAATGATGCAGGGTGTAAAGACATCTGTTTATGTTGGTAAGACAGAGGATTCCTTTGGTAAGGTTCACATCATGAAGGAGTTCAGGTTGAAGTGGTTTGAGATGGGAACTTCATTGAGAAAGACTTCAAAGGGATGGAACAGAGGTAGAATAGAACCAAAATGGTTCTTTGCATCAGCTGTTAGATTAAGGAGTAAGGAGACAGAACAAAAACTTGATGAAAATATCAGGGAGAGTATCCTTAAAGCCTGGGAGAAAAAATAATAGTTTAAGAAATGATAAACATAAACATAGGATCACTTATATATGGGAAGTTACACAGTGTAGCCTCTACTTATCCTATAGTGGCAGAAAACACTACCAAATTCCCTTTCATCATATACAAAACCACTGCAACAAGACCAGAGACTACCAAGGATGGGATATATGACTGGATATATGACATACAGGTTGATGTTGTAAATGACAAGTATGACAGTGTATGTGAGTTATGTAACCAGGCACTTGACAAGTTGATGGAACTTGAAGAGGTTTTGGACATAAATATAGAGAGTGTCAGTGAGGATTTCATTGACAATGCTTATGTAAAAGAGATTAATATAATAATAAAAAAATAGTACTATTATGGGAATAATTAAAGGTAAAAAGTTGATGGTTTTTGTAGAGACTTCTACCGATACTTATAAGAGTTTGGGTTATGCTACAAACCACACACTTTCAACAACTGCAAACACTATTGATGTTGCACATAAGGATTTGGCAGATGTTGCTGGTGGTAGATGGGAAGATCAGGATATTGATACTCTTTCTTGGACTGTCACATCAGAGAACTTCTATGCCAATGATGCAGAGGGTGCTGGTTTTGAGGACTTGTTCTCAATCTATGCAGCAGGTACAGAGGTCACTTTGAAATGGGGTGTTGCCACTGATTCTTCAACTGGTGTTCCTACTGGTGGTTGGGCTGCTCCTTCAACTGGTTTGACTGGTAAGGCTATCATCACATCACTTGATATGAATGCACCTGTATCAGACAATGCTACATACAGTGTTACTTTCACTGGTAAGGGTCCTTTGACAACAATCTCTTAATTGAGTGAAATAACAGTCACAAAGAGGATGACCAAGGGTCACCCTCTTTTTTTGTACCCCATAAATACTATAAAGTGTTTAATCATATAAAAAATTAGAAAGATTATGGAAATCAATGGTAATAATTTCACCCTTAAATATGGGTTAAGAGCAATGTTTGCATTTGAAGAAATGACAGGTAAACCTTTTGAAGTCAAATCCTTATTGGATACCTATTGTTTCTGCTATTCTTGTATCATAGCTAATCAGGATAATCCTGCAATCGACTTCAATGAATTCATAGATTGGTGTGACATTCACCCTGAAACAATAGAAGAATTTCACAAATTTATGGATGAGGAAATGAAGAAGAGGGATGTCCTTGGTAATGGTAAAAAAAAAGTGACCAGGAAAACAGCAAAGAAAAATTAAGTACAAAGGAGATATATGCCATACTTGTTTTACAGTGTGGTATTTCACCAGACTATGTACTTGACCATATGCAGTTATATGAGATAGAGTGTCTTTTGGAGAATCTATGGATGAAGAACAAAGACTCCTGGGAGCAGAGTAGGTTATTGGCATATGTGACTGCACAAAGTCAGAGTACAAAGAAAATTGATATGCAGCAAATGTTATCATTCCCTTGGGAGAAAGAACCTGTACATGAGGACACCCAGGAAGAGAGGGATGAGATAATGAGGGAGATGAAGGCTATGGAAGAAATGATGAATAAAAAATAATTGATTTATAATGGCAAATAATTTAGTTGTCCAATTACTATTAAAGACAGGTACATTCAGTACAGATCTTAAGAAGGCTGGTGGAGAAATCAACCAGTTCAAGAAAAGTTGTTCTGATGCAAGTAAAGGATTAGCAGAATTTGGAAGGGGTATTGGAATCAACTTAGGTTCCCTTGGTAAGATTGCTGGAACTGTGGGTGCTGCTGTTGCTGCATTTAATGGATTCAAGGCTGTTATGCAGAGCACAGATACTACAGCAGATAAGTTTGATAATGCTATAGCTGGATGCAAGGGTGTCATTGATCAGTTGAAGGTATCTTTGGCAACTGCTGACTTTGGAGCTTTCTCTAATGGTCTATGGGGTGTGTTTGATGCTGCTGTAAATGCAAGGAATGCTTTGGATGCACTTCAGGATACACAGTTGGCAAATGGATATTTTGAAGCAGTAAATGCAGATGCATTTGATAAACAAGTACTTGCATATAGACAGGCAAAACAGGCAGCAAAGAAAGCAACTACTCCTGAAGAAAGAGAAAAATATGAAGCTGAAATGGCTGCTGCTGTTACAGAAATGAGAAGACTTATTGCAGACACAAGAGAAAATGCTTCTTTATTGAGTGATGCTGATTGGGAATCAATCACAGCAGATATAGTTGCGAGAGCAGGTTCTACTTATCTACATCAAGGTGATATTAAAAAAGATTGGATTGTTGAAGCTCTTGGTATTAAGCAGGGTAAATTTGGTAATTATAATAAAGTAAAAGATCAGATTGACTATGAGGCTGAAAGATATAGAAAAGATGTTCTTTCTTATAGGTACTGGGACTGGAGCGATATGGAGTATAAGTGGAACAACCCCCAAGGTAGAGACACATATATGAAAAGGAATGCAAGACCAGAAGTAATTAGTGTTCTATTAGATATGCCAACAGAGAAATTAACTAAAATTGTTGAAAAACTGAGGGAGAGGGATACTTCTGGAAAATCTGCTACAAGTATGGAAGAAAGACTCACCAGACTTTTAAATGGTGAACTTGAACCAATTACACCAAAACATTATGGTGGTGGTACTACAACTAAACCAAAAGTTGAATATCAAGAAGGTGAACTTGGTTACTATAAACAGAAGAAGAGTGAAGCAATAGACAAGTATGAGCATGTTAAAACATATGAAGAATATGAAGCAATCACAAAGGAAGTTGAACAATGGCAGGCTGAGATCGATAAAATTACTACAAAGCAGGGGGAAGAGAATAAATTACTTGACACTCAAAGAGCATATTATGAGGATATTATTAAGAAGCAGGCTGAAATCAAAGTAACAGCAGATAAGAACTCTGAAGCATATAAGAATGCTGTAAATGAAATAGCAAAAGCAAAGAGAGCATTATTGGGATTTGACTTATCAGATGCTTTATTGGTTAACCCACCTACATTGGAAAGTCTTAAAGCTGCAAGAGATATTCTTATACAAATAAGATAAAAGATTATAAAGAAAAAATTGAGGCTATAGAAGGAAAAAAGATTACTTCTAATGCACCATCTACTTCAAGTTGGGATACCTTCAACCAGGCAATGGCAAACACCAGTACCATAGTAAGTAACTTGACTAACACCTTCAAGGAAAGTTCAGAGGTGACAGCTGCATCAGTGTTACAGATGGTTGCAACAACACTTCCTGCTATTGGTCAACTCATCAGTGCTATCTCTGCATTGACCACTGTTGAAGCTGTTGAGGCAGGTGTAGGTGCTGTAGGTAAGGCTGTAAGTACATCAAAGCACTGGATAGAGGCCATTGCTGCTGTTGCTTCACTTGGTGCTGTTGTTGCGGCTGCGATTGCTGCAGCTTCCACACCAAAGATGCAAAAGTTTGCTTCAGGTGGTATAGTTGGTGGTTCATCCTTCACTGGAGACAGGGTCACAGCACAGGTCAATTCAGGTGAGATGATACTTAACAGTACACAACAGGCTAATCTGTTCAGGATGGCCAATGGTGGAGGTACATCTAATCAGGTTGAGTTCCATATATCTGGTACTGAACTGGTTGGTGTACTCAATAATCAGAATAGAAAAAATAGATTGATAAGATAATGGCAGTAGAAAGTTTATTACATTCAGGGAGTTTTGTAGATTATGATGGTAATGAAATAACCATCTCTTTCTATAAAAGAACAGATATAAATGCTATACCTGCAAGTATGAGTTTTTCTGATCTTGGTGGTTCAAAAACTCTGACTATATGGTCAACAGAAGGAGATGCTTATATAGGTGACCCACTGGTTGACTGGTGGAATTATACACAGATCGGTGCAGAACCTCTTCCTGGTTCAGACTTCTATAAGTACACATACAGGATACGAGTTCAGCCAAACCATACACCAAACCCAAGGGTGGATGCCATACATATTCATCTTGAGGGTATAGGTGGTGTAAGGTTGGATGTTAATATCAGTCAGATAGCAGAAAGATAAGATGCTAATTAAAATAATTTAATAACATATGGAGAATGACTTGAAGTTTTCTGGGGTAACCCCAGTTATAATAAACTATACTGGAAATGCAGATGACCTTTATGCACCTGTCAAGACCTCATCTTGTGATGTGAATATTGTATCTGACCATATATTGGATGATCTCTACACATCAAAAAAGGATGAGATTTATATGAAGGTGGAGAAGAAGGAACCTGTGAAAATCAAGGTTATGAAGTTTTCAGATGATGGTAGTGCTGCTTCAACACAGATAGATACAGACACATATGAATACTACACCATATGGTCAACAAATGTATTCTACACAGACATCAATGGAGACTTCAGGTACTGTGGTTATGTGAAGGATGCAAACAACAATACAGAGGGTGTGAACCTGAAGTATGACTATGCAACACACAAATGGATAAGGAACAATGACTGGAATCTTGAGGCTGGAAACCAGTATTTCTATGTTGATGGTGAGTCATACAGGGTGTATTCAGAGAATTCTGTGTATATGATACAGCAATGGAACAATTCAACAAACAGCTGGGGTACTGCAACAAACTATCTGAAGTATGAAGGTAGTCAGTCATCAAACTGTACATACTGGTGTCAAAATATTGTCCACTATGCTGATGGAAATACCGAACTCTTATGGGGTAATAAAAGGTATTCCTGGAACACTACAAGGAAAGCCTGGGTAAAGAAGACTTCTTATTCTGATGTTAATGGTGCAACATATGCTTCTATATATGGAGAGTATCATCTTAAAGTAAAGGTTGGCCTGACAGTTGTTGATGCATTCATAGTCAATGGTTTGTCAGGTACAGATCAGGCAGATATATCAGAGTATTGGATAGTTATTCCTGACAGGTTATTTAACACCTTCAGTTGTTATATTCCTTTAACTGTTCAGTACAGGTCACAGGAACAGGTCTTCACAGATGATGGAGGATATGTCTATTATCTTACCACAAATGGTGAGGTGTATCACTATTCTCTTGACATCAATGAATGGGTGAAGTGGATAACCTTTGAGGGTGACTTGAAAGCAAATTCAGCACAGCTTGATTATGTTTTTCCAGATCATTCACCATACAATAAGGCTGTAGTAATCAAATATCAGGACACTGGAAACAATGTTGGTTACTTCCATCTTACCAATCTACAGCATCCTACTGTCTATTATGAAGAGGAGGTGGTACCGGGAGAGTACACTATGACTACTGTCTGGGAAGGATATAAGATGCCTAACACCTACACACAGGATGTGACACAGAATCTGGACACCATATCAATGACAGCAATAGATCCTTTGTCTATATTGAAGTATGTCAAGATAAACAAGATAATGACAAAACCTGCAATTGTATCTTATAAGCAATTGATAGGAAAGGCAATTGCATATGTGATGTTGTCTGGAAACAAGTTAAGGTTGGAGAGACAGGTTATCTATGGTTCTACTTATATAGGTAACAATGGTTTACTGGACCTCAAGTGCCAGGTGTCAAACTTCTGGGATGAATCAGGTGAACCATCAACAGTATATGAGATGATAGAGGAAATATTGAGACCATTCTGTCTCACAATGGTATATGTTGACAACTGTTTCATCATCTACAATCCAAGCAAGACAGAGGGAACATCCATTTTTGATGAGTACACTATCAGGGCTGATGGTAATATGACATTGACAGATGAGATAGAGGAAAGTCCAGAGGTATATGACTTTGATGAAAATGACTGGATCTCAAACAATGTACAGAATCCTACTCTGGAGATAGGACCAACCTATGACAAGGTGACTGCAATTGCAAGTACATCAATTCCTTCTTATTCAACAATGGTATATGATGTTGTTGATTACAATCAGAGGGATAAGTATGACATCCTTCAGTTGAATGTACAGAGGAACAAGACAAAGGGATATAGATATATGTCATTCAATTCTGTAAAACCATATACAGAAGATGTCTGGTTCTATATCTGGAATGGTGTGTACACAGATGAAATCTATCATTTGGAATCACATGGTGGATATGTGAATGGTTATCTTAACATCAACAAGGCATATGACTATCTGACTGGTAATGCAGGTAATCCATCTGATTATGGTTCTATCCTCAACTTCTATGGAGGAGGCAACAATCCTACAGCCACAGGTAAGGAACAGTTGATAGAAAAATCAGTTGATGTGAAGAGGAGTATCACAGCATATGCTGCTGATAATGGTACTCCACTTGAGTTCCTTGAACTTTCAGACCTTGAATGGGGTTGGAGCAGGACATATGACCCTGAATCAGGATGGGATACACCTAACCTGTCAAAGAAAAATCCTTCCAATGCAAAGTTTGGTTCATCTATTGATATGCAGGAGAGCAATAAGATAACATATCACCAGGAGTATGAAAATATGTATCTTTCTTCTGTTGATGAAAAGACCATTGACCTTTCTCTAACACAGTCTTATTCAAGGACAGGTATCAATACAAACATTGACATCTACCAGAACAACACAGCATCCGGAACTTCATTTGAATTGTCCTGGGATGATGATGAGCAGAAATGGAGAGCAGAATGTTCAAGCATATCTACTGTTAATTACTTCCCTGGTCTGTGGGATGCTGCTTCAGTCAAGGTGAACAACCTGTACTTCAACAGATATAACACATCTGGTACTCTCTTAAGACCATCAAGAGTACAGCCTGTGTGGGATAAGAGAAGAATCAATATGTATGTTAGACAGTCTGGTGGTGGGATCCTTCAGTTCAATGGTAAGGAATGGGTGTCAGGTTCACAGGTCAGTGATACCAATTCATTCTTCTTGATGAAGTTAATGAATGGTGAACAACTCTTCCATACAGAGTTCAAATACAATGTCATTGAGACTTCTGATGGAGAACACTATTCACTCACTGATGAGAGGTTTGTTTACTATACTGATGAAGCAGGTGGTGTGACTGACAGATCTGTTTCAGGTGGACACACATATTATTGTGATGTTTACAAGTCAGAAGCAAATGAATGGAACAGGTGGATAGATTCCTGTGGAGAAGGAAAATTATCTATCAAAATGCCTCTGATAGATGATGCAAGTGCTACTATAATAATTGATGTGTATAACAGCACTATGCTTGGTATGACAGGTCAGAACAACACAGCAGGATATAACTATTCTGAAGCAATCTACTGGAAAGTTGAAGGACAGGGAAGACACTGGGATGATGACCAGCAGGCATATGTGTATGTCCCTTTGAGGGAATCAAACTGTGTAAACTATGGAAGTACAGGTGGTGCTTCAACATATATCTTGTTTGTACCTGTCAATGCTTCTTATGTAAAGGCTGAACACCTTGACTTGGACATCAATGTGTCTGTACCTGAATCCAACTTGGGACAGATGTTTTCAGAGTCTGACATCAAATACACACTTGACAATAAACAGAACTATGTGGAGGAGTTCGAGGGACCTACCTTTCGTACAAACACTTATAACCAACTGGTGGCAAGTTCTTATTCTTATATTATGTTTGGTAATGGTGTTGCTGATCCTGGTGGTTTCATAGTGGATGGATTCTCAACAAGACCTGAATGTTATACTGTTCAGGCTTATATGAACTGGTTGAGCAAGATAAGAAAGGTCTATGGAAAGACTCTTGTACCTCTGAAAGAAGCAGTAAGGGAATTCAGCATCTTCAGGACTGTCATAAAGACTCCAGAGATAAGTGACCATCCTTTCCTTGTGTTTGGTGATTCCTGGGATCTGAAAACCAACAGACACAGTATCCAGGCAATTGAAGCACATAACCTTGATGTTGATTATGTCACTTCCTGTGATGTGATGGAGATACCAAGACAGGCAAGAGCAGCAAGGTGGAATCTTCCTACTGCACATAAATAACTATGCCATAGTATTGTAATTGTTATAGTTTTTGTTGTTGTGACCAGGGTCTGATGTGAATCACACCCTGGTTAATTTGTGCGATAACGACTGCGAATAATCCTGAATTTCAATTTACATAAATATATTAAGATTTGTTATATTTATATAGAAAGTAGGTTGGATGTTGTCCACAGAAGTCCAACAGATATAAGAAATTTACTGACCTGTAACCAGAAAGGGAGTGGACACCTGAGTATGGTTGCAGGTTCTTTTTTTGATATGAAAACTAAATTTGATGAAAAGAAAGAATGGGATGACTTCACCAAGAGATGGTATTTAGAAGTCTATAAGTATGGTGCATACAATGACCACACTCTTGCAAACAGAATCCATAACAACAAAGATGGATACTGGGAGACACCAAAGAAGTATGTTGATGGGGTGGCATACAATGATGGGACCTGGTTGGAGTACAACACTATAAGGGTGAGTAATGGTAAGGTCAGGACAAAGGTTATGTGTAAGTCAAAACAGGAACTGATGACCACCATATATGATTACCTATGTTTCTTGAGGAAGGATGGTCTGACCTATGAACCAGAGATACTGTATTATGTGTTAGTCTTTTTAGTTGATAAGTTATGCTATAGAAATGGCCTATTTGTATATAATAATAAGAACAAGTTGGTGTTATGTAATTTAGTCAAGTCAGTCTGTAAGAAGTCAAAGAGTGATATAGTCTGTAACAGGAAGGATGAAAGGAAGTTTGCAATAGACCCAAGGTATTTGAATAAGTTGAATAAGTCTGATAGAGTAAAGTTGCAGAGAAGAATAGTTAAGAAGTTAAAAGATGATGAGATCAAGAAGTATTATAGTTCACTTTTAAGTATCAGGGAGAATGTTGAAATGATGAATAGTTTAGGAATAAAAGTAAGTGTTGGTAGGTTGGCAAAGTGGATAAAAGAGCAGTGTTCGTTTTGAAGCAATACCCAGTGTTCATTTTGGAGCAATAATAATAATATAAAATTATTATAACTGATGGATGGATCCATCAGGGCAGATAATAAAAAAATAAAAAAAAAAAGACTATCTTTGTATATGTAAGTGATGCTGGGTAAACCCAGCAGAGGATCCTACCCTACAGGTAGTATCCTCTATAAGTAAGGATGTATGATATAAGATAAAGAATCTATTTATATGAAGAGATCAGATAGAGTAAGGGAGATGACTGCTACCCTAAACAAAGAAAGTAAAGATATACCAGGAATAAGGTTCAATGAGGGAGACCAGTATTATATAATATGGACTGACCTTACTATACCCTATGATGGTAAGAAAGCAACCGGGAAACAGATTGACCTTATCAGGAAAATAAGGAATGTCAGATATGACAGAGACTTTCCTATTGACCTTATTGGTAGAGAAGCAGCATCCTACTTGATTAAGGCAGCATTCTTTGTTATGAGTACAGGAGTTAACTTTACTTTATGCTTAAGGTCAGATGAATCTGCATCCAACACTACAGAAGAGTGACCTCCCCCTACCCCCTCCAAGGAAGGGGGGTGCTGCCCCAACTGACCAGAAGGGATGGGGGGTCAGAAAAATTTCAAATTTTGCTCGAAACCTCCCGCCGCACTCTTCTTCAGCCCAAAAGAGGATTTAGGGTAGAAGATGTAACAAAAATGTTACAGAAGAGGGGTTTGCTTTTTTAAGTTTTCTTCTCTAACTTTGTAGGACTAACTATTTAACACACTACTATTATGACAGAGAAACAGGTAATGGCAGCACTGGAGACCAGTGATCAGAAAGAGAGGGCACAGGCTATATATATGGCAGCCCAGAGGTTTGGAACCAAGTCACCTTTTGACACTATGAAGGATGTGAAGACTGCTGTTGATTATGTGAACAATGCAGTGGTTGTTTACAATCAGAGGAAGGAGAAGCAGAAGCAGGCATACATCAAGAAGCAGGCAGAGAAGGCAGACATTGATTTCCTTATCAAGACTTACAAGGAAGCTATCAAGAATGGGGCAACACACCAGGAGGTGATTGACAACATCCAGGGTATTTACAAGGCAAAGCACAATGCAAGAATCAAGGAGCAGATAGAAGCTTTGAAGGCACAGATGCTTTAAATGACAGACCAGGGGATTTCTCCTGGTTTTGTTATTTTTATAGTATGAAGGAGTTAGTTGATGGAAAGGTGTACAACACAGACACAGCAGTATTGGTAAAGTTCAAGTCAGAGGTAGAGGACCTGACCAATGGATACACCCGGTTTATATCAATGGGTTTGTATTACAGGGGTAAGAAAGATGACTGGTTCATCTACAACAAGAAGGTGAGTGTGGACAGCAGACTTCAGGTAATAGATGTCATTGAGTACATCACACCTGCAACAGATGATATTGCAAGGGACTTCAGGTCTTATGTAGAATACTCATAAATAAAGTATATTCATTCTATTCATAGTTTTCATATCTAAAAATATTTAATTGTTTTGGGGTCAGCTGATAAGGCTGACCTTTTTTATGTTCTGTTACCTTCTGGTGTGAATATATGTAGATTGTTATAACTACCTGTATATTTTCACACCCAAAGGTTTGGATATTCGAAAATGTTGATTACCTTTGCATTATGAAAGCAATAGTATTTGTCAGGGCATCCACTGAAGCCCAGAGTATAGAAGACCAGCACAATGAGATGTTCAGGTTCTGTAATGATGAGGGATATGATGAGATTGTCTTTGTAGAGGACAAGGGAGCATCTGCTATCAAGTTGAATGATCAGTACAGGTTGATGATAGACCAGGTGAAGGAGGAGATAGAGAAGGACAGTAGTATAAATTGCTTTGCAGTCTGGGAGTTGTCAAGAGCTTTCAGAAATGAAGCAGTATATGTGGAGGTGAAGACTTTCCTGTTGGAGCATAATGTTCAGTTCCTGTGTAAGAATCCTTACTTGAAGTTATTGAACCCAGATGGGAGTTTGAACACAGGAATGGAGGTTGCTATGTCATTGTTAGCTACACTGGCAAAGCAGGAGATGGAATTGAAGAAGGAAAGGTTCCACCGGGCAAAGACAGCTATGTGGAAGCAGGGTAAGGCAATTGGTGGTATAATAAAGACAGGTTACAAGGTAGATGCAGATGGGTACATAGTACCAGATGAGGAGACAGCACCTTTTGTAAGACTGGTGTTTGAACTGTATGCTACAGGAAAGTATTCTGTTAGGACACTGTTTGATGAACTGACAGAGAGGGGTTACACCACCACCTATCATGTGATCAACAAGATTGTAGCAGACAAGGCATATATAGACAGTCCCTATCCTGCACTTATCAGTAAGGATTTGTTTGACAGGTGTGAGGAAGTGAGGAAGAGGAACTATTTGAGTATTCCGAAGGGGAAGAGGAATGTTTTTGGTAGTGGTATCTTCAAGTGTTCTGTATGTGGGATGAGTATGGTTGCAGAGGCTCATCAGTACAGGTGTTGGCATCACAACAGGTATTCAGCACCACCACATTGTACAAATGGACTGACAATAAGGGTTGACAACCTGGATGGGTTACTGTGGTGGGTGGCAAGTAAGGAGGAGATCAACTACAGGATGAGGATGGATGCAGACAAGAAGAAGGAGTATGAGAAGGAGGTTGAGGTGTTGAGGCAGAAGGTATCAGGAGCCCAGAAGAAGTTGGATTTCATTGATGAAAAGAGGAGGAGGATCCAGGAGCTTTATATGGATGGTATGATTGACAAGGAAGAGATGAAAAAGAGACTTTCTGGGACCACTTCAGAGGCCAAGGTATATAATGATACCATTTTGTCATTAAATGAGAAAATAGAGGGGTTTTTGACACTGCTACAGGGGAATGATGAGAACCTTCCGGATATTGAGAGATTGGTGAAGATATATGATGGTGTTTACAGTGAGTCTGACCTGAAGGTGATGAATGAAATTGTGAAGAAGCAGATAAAGAGAGTGACCACATCAGCAGAGTGGTTTGGTAAGGACAGGGACAAGAGAGCAGTAAGGCAGAATGCACAGTTGGTTACAGTGGAGACTATGAGTGGTGGAGTACAGAAGTATATCTATGTAGCAAGGAAGTATAAGGGACACAGGTTCTTCTTCTACAGGGAAGATGGAAAGGAGATGCCTTTACTTGCAGTGAAGAAGATAGTGAGAGCACCTTTGGGTAAGAAACATCCAAGAGCATTCAAGAAGATGAAGGACTGGTAAACTTTGTTATATTTAAGTTGTACTTTTCATATTTTACTCATAGTTTACAATATAATTCAGTATTAAGTCACCCTTGCCTTGGGGTGACTTTTTTGTTATTTTTAAGATGTCATAAATATAGTATATATAATCAATAGAAAGATATGGAAGAGATATTCAAACCAATAAATGGATTCCCTGGTTACTTTGTCAGTAATATGGGTAGGGTTCAGTCATTTAAGAGAGAGGAACCAATATTCCTGTCTATATGTAGGTCAAGGTTAGGTTATCCTGTTGTTCAGTTGTGTAAGGGTAAGAAGATAATATCAATTTATCTTGGAAGGTTGGTACTCGAGACTTTTTTTGGTTTTCCTGCTGAACCTTGGTTGTGTTATGCCCATAATAAGAATGGGGATATTCTTGACTGTAGGTTGGAGAACCTGGAGTGGATAATCTGTGAGACCACAGATGAGTATGACCCAAAGGTTAGTCATAAGAGGGGTGTATTGAAACCAAGGACCACCAAGGACAGGATGACAGCAGCAAAGTACATGCAGAGTAATGAAACCATACAGAAAGCAATTGTAGCAAGGATGAAGACTATGGAGTTGAGGTATGGTTATAAAAAGAGGAAGGACTATGAGTAGTGATGACAGACACAAGGATAGACAGGCCATATATAATACCAAGAGATGGAAGTCTTTGAGGGAGTATATGGTTCAGAGTTATCCACTGTGTCAGGACTGTCTCAAGGAAGGGAGGTTGACTCCTACAGAGGAAATTCACCACATTAAGTCCCCTTTTGCTAAAGGATTGACTGATGAAGAAAGGGAGAAGAGGGCATATGACCCAGAAAATCTGGTAGCATTATGCAGGGAGTGTCACATCAGGAGACACCATCCTGAAGGAACAATACAGGATAAATTAAAAAAATATAGTGATTAGTATGAATTACAAAGAAAAAGCAGAGAACTATATTAAGATAGTTAAGACACAAATGGAACAGATTGGTGTTCTTGAAGAGGTTGATAAGCAGAACCTGGAACTGCTCAAGTACCAGGTTGAGTTATACTACAGGGCATTGGAGGATTTGGACACCAATGGTCTTACTGCAAGGGATAAGCAGAACAGGGTTACTACAAATCCTGCATTCAACATCCAGAGGAGTGCAATTCAGAATATAACATCTTTGTTACGAGAGTTGAGTATCAGTGCAAGACAGAGAAGATTCTTGACAAGGGATGAGATTATACAGGAACAGGATGCTCTTGATGAGTTTTTAGATAAAATGAAATAATGTTTAATGGAAAGTTATATACAATATGCTCAAGATGTTGTATCTGGTAAAATACTTTCCTGTGAATATGTGACACTTGCTTGTAAAAGGTTTTTGGAAGACATTTCAAATCCAGATTTAGTTTTTAAACCAGAAAAGGTAGAGTTGTTCATAAAGTTTGCTTCTGTGTTAAGACATATAAAAGGAGAATTTGCTGGAAGAAGGGTTAGTTTTGAACCATGGCAGTTACTTATTGTAGCATCAATATTTGCTATTTATAAGAGAGATACAAACACAAGAAAGTACAAGGCTTCATATATAGAAGTACCAAGAAAGTCAGGTAAGTCATTCCTGGCCTCTGTAATATGTCTATATGCTTTGATATGTGATGGTGAACCAGGTGCTGAAGTACTTATTGCTGCAAACTCTGCAAAGCAGGCATATGAGGTTGATTTTGATACTGTATCAAAACTTGCAAAGCAATTAGATCCAAAAGGCAAGAGGATGAAACAGTATAGAGATTCTATCAGGATAGAGAAGACAGCTTCTAAACTTATGGTCCTGGCAGCAGATTCATCAAGAATGGATGGGTTCAATTGCTCTTTTGGGTTAATAGACGAGTATCACGAGGCGAAAGATTCGTCTGTCGCAGATGTAATCAGGTCATCAATGGGTATGAGAAGAAACCCACATTTGTGTACAATCACAACAGCTGGTTTCAATAAGCTTGGTCCATGTTATGAATTGAGGACTTATGGTATAGAAGTGTTGAATGGTACAAAGGAAGATGACTCTTTGTTTGTGATGATATTTACACTTGACAGGGGTGATGACTGGACAGATGAGAGGTTATGGAAGAAAGCTGTACCAAATCTTGGAGTTACTACAAAGATTGAAGCATTGAGGGATTATGTAAATAGAGCTAAACAAAAACCATCAGATGAGGTTGATGTGAAGACAAAACAGTTTGATGTATGGTGTGACAGTTCAACAGTGTGGATTCCTGAAGACAGGATAAGGAAGTGTTTGAGGAATGTTGATATGAGTGATTATATCCGGAAGAACAATTATCTTGTTTATATGGGCTTTGATTTAGCTTCTGTAAGTGACTTAACTGCTCTGACTATATTATTGATTGATCCAGAGACTGAAGAACACATATTTAAAACCTGGTATTATCTTCCAAAGTCTGCACTTGAAGGTAAGTTCAACAGTGAGCTGTATAAGTTATGGAGTATGAAGGGATATTTAACTTTAACAGATTCTGATTCAACAGATTATAATTATATTCAAAACCAGATAATATACTGGTACAATCAGTTGGATGTGAATGGAGTATTTTATGATTCCTGGAATGCTACTACTTTAGTTAATAATCTTATCAATAGTGGTCTTCCTATGCAGTCATTTTCACAGAGTATAGGTTCAATGAACAGACCAACAAAGGAACTTGAGAGACTTATATTGAGTGAGAAGGTTATCATAGACAACAATCCTATAACCAGGTTCTGTTTTGATAATGTAGTTTTGAAAGTTGACTTGAATGGTAATGCAAAACCTTGTCCACAGCATGACAAGAACAAGGTTGATGGTGTGTTCAGTATGTTGAACTCTTTAGGTGGATATTTAGACCAGGTTTATGGTATTCAGCAAGCATTTGTTATACCTTTAAATGGTCAAAAATAACATAGTTTTGTTATTTTTAGTATATGAAATACAGTGTTTATATACATATCAACAAGTTAGATGGTAAGAAGTATGTTGGAATAACAAGGTGTAAACCAGAGACAAGGTGGAGAAAAGGAGAAGGTTATAGGGATAACTCTTATTTTTATGCAGCTATTAAGAAGTATGGTTGGGATAATTTTGACCATATTGTAGTTGAAGTTGATACTGAAGAAGAGATGTTTGAATTAGAAAAGGAGTATATAAAGTTCTATAATACAACAGATAGAAATATAGGTTATAACATATCCTATGGTGGTGAAGCAGGATGTTTTAAAGATGTGAATAGTGGTTCAAAAGAATATTATAGAAAGAGGTATAAAGAGAATCCAGAACTGTATAAAAAGAGAGTAATGAGACATTATTATTTGAATAGAGATGAAATTATAAAAGTTAGAAAAGAAAGATATAATAAAAACAAAGATGAAATAAATAAAAACAGAAGATTTAAAAAGAAGAAAGATTATCCAATTTGTACTTTATGGTAAATTCATAAATAATTATAGCCATAGTTTTTGTTTTATTGTATTTTCCCCAGGACTGCTGTGAAGTACTCCTGGGTTTTTGTTATGTTTACATTACCATAATACAAAATATTAAATATTATCCACCCAGGGCAGCAGTGATGTTCCCCTGGGTTTCTTTATACCATAAATAATGTGATACAAAAATAATGTTTGACAATGGGATTATTTGACATTTTCAAGAGGTCACAAGTCACAGTCAAAGAGACAGAACAGAGGTCTGCATATGATGAGTTGGGAGTAGGTCTTGCATTGAATTACAATGGATTCAGTACCTATAAAACAACCCAGGCTATGACACTTGCTGCTGTCCACAGATGTGTTACTGTGATAATGAACAGTGTTGCATCACTTCCTGTTAGGTTGTATGTTTATGACAAGGATGGTTATAAGCAGGAGGTAGAGAACAATTTATCATACTTGCTGGGTAAGAAACCAAACCAGAAGATGAATTCATACACATTCTATTCACTATTGGTAAAGGATATGCTGCTTTCCGGTAATGCATATGCTCTTATCATCAGAGAGAATGGTAAAATAGTTGGTTTCCAGTACATCCCTGCTGGTCTTGTAACACCAATTGATATGATTACAAGGATTGAGTATCAGGTTACTGGTATCAATAACAGGGTGAGACAGGAGGACATCCTCCACTTTATGAATTACACAGAGAATGGTGTCTATGGTATCAGTGTATTGACACATGCAAGAAGGACACTTGGTATTGCAGATGCAGGTGACAAGGCAGCAGACAACTTCTATAAGTCTGGTGGTTGTACATCAGGTTTCTTGAAGTTTGAAGGTCCAAGTTCAGGAAAACAAAGGGATGAGATTCTTTCAGCCTGGAATACAGCAACAGGTGGTCCTAACAATGGTCCAAATGGTATTGCAGTGTTGCCGGCAAATGTGACTTACACCCAGTTGAGTGTGGATCCAGCAGATGCACAGTTACTTGAGAGCAGAAAGTTTGAGGTCATAGACATCTGTAGGTTCTTTGGTGTAAGTCCTTTGAAGGTGTTCAGTTTGGAGAATGCTAACTACAACAGTATTGAAGCAACAGAGCTTGCTTTCTTGAATGACACCTTGAGACCTTTGCTCACAAAGATAGAGAATGAGTTAGAGACCAAGCTCTTCAAACCGGAGGAGAAGTTTGACATCAAGTTTGATGTGAGTGAGTTGTTAAGGACAGACAAGAAGTCACAGGCAGAATACTTCACCAAGCTCTTCAATTTGGGTGTGCTGAGTCCTAATGACATCAGGAAGGAGCTTGATATGAATTCTATTGAGGGTGGTGACATCCATGTAGCACAGGTGAACCTTACTTCCATCAAGAATCTTGAGACTATCAATGCTACAGCAGACAACAGGTTGAAGGAAGACCAGTTACAGAATACAGAAAATAACCAGGAAGACAATGATAAGGAGAATCAGTAAAAAGAATGATTTGAAGGACATGATTAAGTCTTGTCCTTCTGGTGTTATAGATGACATCTATAAGATTCAGTATTACATCCAGGGTTACAATGTCTATATAGATGCTGCTTTCAGTAAGGTTGGTGACCATCTTGAGGTAATCCTTCCTACTTCAGACCTTGAGACACTTCCAAATGGTATATTGATGAGGAAGGCATATTATAAGGTAGTTGACACTTCATATCCTGATGGTTATTACAACCTGGAGTTTGAGGACAATATGAACATTTGGTTAGGAGAACCTGAAGGTGGTATAGTACCACCATCCGGTGATTATGTAACTGAAGAAGAGTTGACTTCAACCCTTTCAAGTTATGCTGCCAAGAGTTGGGTATCTTCACAGGAGTTTGCAACAGAGACCTGGGTTGAGAGTCAGGGATATATCAAAAGTATCCCATCAGACATAGCAACACAGAGTTGGGTTATTTCACAGGGTTATATAACAAGTGAAACAATCCCATCAGACATAGCAACACAGAGTTGGGTATCTTCACAGGGTTATTTGTCAGCAACCAACTTCAAGACTGTAAATGGTGAGAGTATTGTTGGTACAGGTGACATTTATTTTGATCTTGTTGTAAATATTGCAGCAAGTGAGTTGGAATCATATGGTTATGCCACCAAGAGTTGGGTGTCATCACAGGAGTTTATTACAAGTTCATCACTTACAGGATATGCCACCCAGTCTTGGGTATCAGGACAGGGTTACATCACCACATCTGCATTATCCGGTTATGCTACAGAATCCTGGGTACAATCCCAGGGATATTTGACCTCTGTTCCTTCAGAGTATGCAACACAGAGTTGGGTAGAATCACAAGGATATTTGACATCTGTTCCTTCAGAGTATGCAACACAGTCATGGGTATCATCAAATTATTTTGCAACATCAAATATTTGGACAGGAACACAGTCACAGTGGGAAGCATTGACATCAGAACAGCAGGCTTTATATACAATAGCATTAGTAACAGAATAATGGTATCTACTTTTGGAAATAATATAGTGAGTGCTTTCACTGGTGGACAATCAGTGAAAGCAATCTACACATATGGGCAGAAGGTGTGGCCAACTGAAATACCACCATCAGAGTATTATATAAGTTGGACACCAAGTGACTATTCAGGTTCATTCACTATTGATGGTGTTACATATCACTTTGAGGATTATAGTGGATATTTTTCTGATTATAGTGGTGTGATACCATCTGGCTGTTTTGCTGGTAGAAATTTTACATCCATAGAAACTAATGCTTTTGATATTGGTTATAGAGCTTTTTATGGATGTGGGTCTTTACTTTCAGCAAATCTTACAAACTGTGTAGGACTTCCATCAGAGGTGTTTGGTTTATGTTCATCATTAAGAACAGTAAGTCTTCCAATATGTCAAACTATTGGAGATTATACTTTTACGGGATGTACTTCATTAAGTTCCATTGAATTACCATACTGTTGGAGTTTAGGGACTAATCCTTTTTATACTTCAGCAAGTGGAAGAAGAGCATATTTAAATATAAGTGTACCAAACTGTGGAACATATGGAGACCAATGTTTTCAAACCAGATACCTCTGGTCAGCACCAGAAATGGATTTTACAAATTGTAATATCATAGGTTATCAAGCTTTCTACGAAGCAATTGGAATGTTCATAAATCCTTATCCTGTATATGACTTTCCTAATTGTACTTATATTGGTAATGATGCATTTAGGCACTGTGGAATGGTAACTGTTAAATTATCAAAGGTTCAATATATAGGAGGAGGAGCATTTGATTATGATTATAGTTCTTGGGATGTCCATCCAACAAGAAGAGTATATATATACACAAGTTCAGTATGTACATTAGATGACCAATATGAACATACTGGATTTCAAATGTATAAAGATGGAAGTTGGGTTCCTGGATGGGAAATATATGTTCCTTCTTCACTTGTTTCAGCTTATAAGGCATATAGTGTCTGGTCATATTATTCAGAACACATACATCCAATAACAAATTAAATAGTAGTCTTATGATTTCAGGAAATATAAACTCTACATATTTTTCAGTGTACACTTATGGTGGTGAGATGGTTATTCATACACCAAGTACCTTTTATGTTACATGGGTACCATCTGTAGTTTCTGGAACAATTTGGTTGAATTCACAAAGCTCTCTAAATATAAGCGATTATAGTGGTTCATTTAGTGTTGGAGCAATATCATACTCATCACCAAGTGTTGTTTTCCAATCTTGTGGATTCACATATATAGAGACAAATCTAACTGAAACATATCGAATAAGTCTTTATAGTGGTCAAATTTTTTTAGGTGAGTTTGGAATATTTGAAATGTGTGAGTCTTTAAAATATGCAACTTTACCTGATTGCAGGTCACTTGGTAGTCATGCTTTTTTGCTATGTCATAGTCTATCAAGTGTGTCACTACCAGCATGTACTTACATAGGTAATGCTGCTTTTGAGGAATGCACATCATTGGAAAGTATAAGTTTACCTTTGTGTTCAAGTCTTGGAGAAAATGCATTTCTTTATTGTACTTCTCTAAAAAGTATAAGTCTTCCTGTATGTCAAAAAGTTCATGTTGGGGCTTTTAAGAAGTGCTCATCTTTACAAAGTATAGATTTACCAAATTGTATTGAAATTGGTACATCACACAATATAACAGATAGAACTGTATTTTTAGGTTGTATATCACTTAAAAGTGTAAATTTACCAAGATGTAGTTCAGTCTATTGTGGTGTTTTTTATGGTTGTTCTGCTCTTCAAACAATTAGTTTACCAAATTGTGTTAGTCTTGGAGGAGATGCTTTTTCAAGTAACTGTCCAGGAGTTTTTGAAAATTGCACATCATTACAAAGTATAGACCTTCCTGTTGTAGAATTTATAGGATATAGAGCATTTAGAGGATGTTCATCTTTAAAAACAGTGATAATAAGAACTTCAAACTGTGGTATTGATTATCCAGCAAGTGAGGTATTTGCAGGAACAAAAATATCAACTTCTCAAGGTGGTATATATGTTCCATCATCATATGTATCTTTTTATAAGTCTGAATGGTCATATTGGTCAAGATACATCTACCCTATCCCTGAATAAACCCATAAATAATTAAAAGTACTTTTAAGAAAATGATAGACATAAACAAATACAGATTAAATCCTGATGTAGAGATTGGAGGTATAGCTGCTTGGGGTAGTATTGTTGGTAGTATTAGTGCCCAAGAAGACTTGATGAGTATGATGTCTTCATATGCCACACAGTCTTGGGTATCAAGTAAAGAATTTGCTACTAAAACCTGGGTATCAGACCAGGGTTATTTAACATCTGTTCCTTCAAGATATGCGACAAAGAGTTGGGTCTCTTCAAAAGGGTATCTATCTGCAACCAATTTGAAGACCATCAACAACCAGAGTATTGTTGGTGAAGGTAATATTGAAATTGAAGCAAGTGTACCTGATTATTATGCAACAAAAGCATGGGTGTCAGAACAGGGTTATTTGACCAGTGAGACCCTTCCTTCAGACCTTGCTACAGAATCCTGGGTATCAAGTCAGGGTTACATCACCACATCTGCATTATCCGGTTATGCTACTGAATCCTGGGTAAGTTCTCAGGGTTATTTGACCAGTGAGACCCTTCCTTCAGACCTTGCTACAGAGTCCTGGGTCCAGTCACAGGGATACCTCACATCAGTCCCATCAGATTATGCAACCAAGTATTGGGTTGATAATTTTGTGGAATCACAGGACTACCTTACAGAGGAAGACCCTATTATAGCTCCACTACTTGATTCAACACAAAAATATGCACCACTCACAGCAGTGTGGGAAAATCTTGGTGAGTTGATAGGAATCACAACAGGTGATTCTAACTTCAGGAAGTATGTGTTTAACATAGGTGGTGAGATTTATTTTTATAAATCAGATGCAAGCACCAAGATATATAAGTTCAACAAAACCATCTATAAATTTGAATATGTTGCAGATGCAGCTGTATTGACAGAAAATTATGGTATCCTTTGGGAAGACCTTGATGGTGTTGTATATCTTTTTGATTCTACTGGTAATACTTCTATGGATCATAATTTTATCATCAACCTTTCAACAGGTGAGATGGAAGCCTGGAATGGTTTTGAGAATGTTCCATTCTCTGTCCATAATACAACTAACAAGATCAACATATACAAAGTAGAATCTGCTATTTTCTGTGCTGACCAGAGTACTGGATATGCATATCCATATGTAAAAGATGGAGATTTATATTATTTTGATTGGAATAATCCAATTATATATTCCAATTGTCCTAAATCCAACATAATTAGATATACCAGTTTTCTTAATGGTTTAAATGTCACTGATAGTGATGGATACTTATACCAGTTGGAGTATCATGAAGGTGAAACAACAGAGTTGACTTGGGTACAACAGGAAACACCTATTTATCCTGCTTTGGATGGAACATTACCTGGTGCCCAGTATGTAGTGCAGTATGGAAGTACTTTCGTTTATATGTATTTACCAAATATATATAGACTTGTTAATGGTGAATGGATA